GGCAAAACCACTAAAATTCAGAGTCTTATCATATGGATCAAGACCTAGATCACCATAAGATGGGAGTGAGTTGGTTGCAATCAGTAAATCAGTATTGAAGTTTGAATAAGTATTCTGAACGTTAGCAGTGTACTTTTCAAGGAAACTATACTTTGGAGAGAAAACTTTAAGTAGTTGATTCTCAAAACTATAAACCTTGTTCAGATCAATTGATGAATTTGCCTTTATAGTAAATGATTTCTTACTTCCAATATCAATAATTGAAGCATCGAGATTGCCACCAGTATTGTCACTTAATATTATTTTATATCCTACCTTCAATGTGTGATCGTCGAATGTCGTCACATCATACTTAAGTTCAGAAATGTCAGTAATAATGATGCTGGAGACATCATACCTTGACTTATTGTTGACTAACCAATCAGATCCTCTTATTGACTCATCTTCAATACCAAATGACTTGATATTAATGGTGTCTCTCTTATTGTAGAAACCACTATCCTGAATCTTAAGATCTTTCAGTGTGGAAGTGATCCTTACTCTGACTTCGTTATCAGTACCTAAACCAACATAAGAATGAGAATAATCATCGAGATCTACATCGGTCTTCTCACTGAGTATAGCATTAACTCCACTCACATTTAAGAACTGAGTGACAGACTTTCCTGTGTATACTATCGATACTATATTGCTATCACTATCAAGTATCTCTAACTTTCCTGATTCAGGGAAACTTACAGTAGAGTCAACATCCATGATTGTTGCACCAACTGCAACAGTGTTCAGGAGTTTTGTTTTAGGATTTGGTTTGAACTTACCGTAAGTTGTACCAGTTACATTAACATCTCTATCATATCCAGAGTCAATACTCAGTTGATAGTAGTCACCATCATTATATTGAATTTTACGGACATTGTTGACTGTACCACGAGCTTGTGTTGAATTCTGAAATAATGTAAGGTTTTTGAGTTGCAGTGGATCACCAATATAACTCTTTACAACAATATCTTCTGTTACATTATAGTTTGAGCTAGATGGTTTGAGCAGGAATCTACTTGGGCGAATGATATCAACAGTCTCACCAAATAGAGCCTTAAACAGAATCTTATATGATAAGTCTGTTCCTTTCGACTTATAAAAACTATTACTATTGATAATAAAATTCTTTGGATTCGTCTTCAGTGTTCTATCACCGAACCCAGGGCTTACTTGTGCCTTTAACTTTCTAAAAAACTCCTGAAGAAACAAGACATTCAGGTTTTGAATTATAGCACCTTTCTTGTGATTGGTGGGTGTAGTTTGACTTGAGAAGGATAGTCTGTCTGGTGTATTGGCAGAAGTATGTGAAGTGGTGCCACTAAATCCTCTCTGGCATCCTTCAAAGTTAAGATTAGTCTTTGAATTATATGCAATAATTTCATCATCAATTTTAATCAGTCCATTATTATCAACAAATCCTTCAGTAAAATTACCATCGACACCAGTAACAATTGTATCATCTACACTACTAATATCAACCTGAAGAACGGTAGAAGATTTTAGACCAGTAAGCTGATCAATATTGACATATTTGTCAATATTTTGAAGAAGATCTAATGTCGCACCTTGAGTTTCCTGTGAAACATAATACTGTTCCAGAAACTCTGATAGGAGAGGAAAATCATCTCTGATAAAAGAAGGAAGTTGGCTGGCAACTATATCCTGGAATTTTACTCTATCTACTGACATTATTTTTTATCGTGTGAGTGATCCGTTTGAATAGCTTGAAGTTACTGTATATGATCCACCTGATATATCACTACCTGAGGAAACCTGATCAGGAACCATGTTCACTGTCAAATTTGAGGTATCCATCTGTAGATAGAGATCACGAAGACCAAGAACATCATTAGAGTATGGACAGGATGAAACTTCAATGAGAGAAGTTCCACGAGTTACTTCAGTTGAAATAACATTAAGTGGGTTGAGTTTAATTAATCCTGTTATGTAATCAATCGTTCCAATGTTTCTTTTCAGAATCACTGGTTCAGTTGGTGAATCCAACTTAAACATAAAGATTGTTCCAGTGGTGAGATTTGCATTAGGTGCATCACTCATGTATACTGTTCCAGCTATACCACTTACTGAGAAACCAGAAGTTTTAATGTTAAATCCAAGTTCACTTTTTACATGAATGCGATTACCAAATGTTAGACTATATTCAATAAATTGATTTAGTATAGCCTGTAGGTCTCTCCTCATCTTCACAGTAGTAATATTTGAGGTAATTGAATCATGACTATCGTCAATGATCTTACCAAACTTACTATACTTGAACCTTGCCCCAAACTTATTTAACTGAGTAGAATCAGAGTACTTTATGATATTATTTGTTACTACGTTCCTGACTTGGGAAGGACCAGGTGCTAGGTTTGAATTATAATATACGTTAGTATCGATCTCAATAAACAGATAATTGAGATCGATAATCTCAGTAATGATACCAGCTACCGAATACTTAGCAAGTTCTAGTTTGAGGTTCCTTTTAATTTCCTCAGATAAGAATACACCATTGAATGGTTTAATACTGACAAATACCTTACCATACTGTGGGGGATTCAGTTCTTCACCACCATATGCCGCAACTGATTCTGCTTCAGTATAGATTCTGGGGACAAGTGACTCAAAATCAGTTGATGTTACAGCTCTGTCTTGAGATGCATAGATGTTAGGTGCTAGTTTCTTAATTGACTCAACACTCTCGATCTCATCACCACCAAGAGCCGATTCATTGATTGTGAGACCAGAAACACCACTAGCTAGTGGGCTTCCGTTATTATCTTCTATTCTACCAATAAATGTCAGATTGGAGATACCGTTTGGTGATGATCCACTACATGTCAGATATTGAACTACAACTTGATTTGGTTCTTGTAACTTAGTTCCAAATATACCATCACCAAACAATAATTCATATCTCTCACCTTCTGTTTCTCTTAGGAAGAATAGTGGTGTATCCTTATCTGCATTGATAAGACTAGTATATTGACTATATTTTCTCGATACTGTTGAGTTAGAATTAACCTTTACTGATACTCTAATAGAGTCTGTATCAATACCTGTATTTGGTAAGATGTATTTTTGATTTGGTAATCTTGATTGAACATCATATGTTTGATTCAGGAACGAACCCTCATATACATCAACGTTATCAAATACAGCAAATCCTGTTGAATCTACCGGTACAGTGATATCCTCCATTATACAAAATGTAAATGAAGAATTATTGAACGTGGAACCAGATAGTGCCACAGCCCCAGCTTTCAGTGTTACTGATACAACACTAGTCTTAGTATCACCCGATCCTCTTAGGTCAACCTCAAAGGAGATGTTTGATCTTGACGACTTCCTTGAACGAGGAAGGTAACCAATGTTTCGTGCGATTGATACAACATTCTCTCTTAATGTTGCACTGTCAAGGAACACCTCATTCGATACCATGTTGGCATTGTATGAGGAGATATAACTGTTATATGCTAACGTGTCTATTATTGTCGATAGATTTGATCCCTCAAAATCATAATCCGTAAAGTTGGAATTTGATCTGAGATAATCTTTGATGGATTGTTTAATCTCATCAAAATCGACATTGCTGAAGTTTACTAAGGGCATCTTACCTAGTGGGCTCTAATGCAAATGATAGTGACTGTGGTAGAGCATCAATACCAACAATCTTATAACGAATGACTACATCAAACTCATAATTATCTTCATTAGCAGAAACCTGAACTTCAGTTAAGTTAACTCTAGGTTCGAAGTTTCTTATTGATGTTTCAATTTCGGTTTTGATAGCGTATGATGTTTGATTATCAAAGTTCTCAAACAATAACCGATAAACATTTGAACCCAATTCTGAGTTAAAAGGTCTCTCACCAGGTGCAGTCATAACGAGATTACGAATAGATCTCGCAATTGCATTTTCGTTTCTGAGAGCAACTAGGTCCATATTCAGGGGATTAGCCTGAAATGTAGCACTCACGTCTCGAAAAGCTTTAGTGATCCTTTCTGCTGGCACCTGAACAGATTATATAAGTGTGCTTTATTTAGGTGTGTTCTGACAGGGTTTGTTGTCCACACTTACATACATGATTTGGATCATCACAATCTTCGGACTCAAACAATCCATCTTCGTTTACAATTCTTTTATTTTTAGGTGTAATCTTATCATTTGCTATCTCCCGAAGTAGATTGTCTTCCATCATTATCCTGTGTAGTATTAGTATCTAGTCTTTCTTTAGCAGTCTTCCAAAAATAAGAATCCTGATCACCAAGTCCATCTTTCTCATAACCACACTCTACCTGATAGATTTGAGTGGATACTTTGAAATCTGGCATCTTTGGTTTCTCAGGTGTTAAACTATTATCATAGATACGAGTTCTATTGTTTGGATACAATGCATATTGTCCATTGTCAAGTTCAATCAAGTTATGAGACTTATGTTCAGAAGGGTTCTCTGAACAACTGTAATCAATGATATCAGGATCTTGATGGTAGTTGTCAAGAGTACACACATAAGACCCCTTCATGGTCCCATGGTTCCTTGTATAGACCTCATAGTTCATACTACCAATGAATTGTTTATTAACAGCAACAACACCATAATCCATACAATTCCAAAACTGTAGGTTTTGTAAATTCATATCAGGGTCAGGTGTCTTTGGTTCTGATACAAAGGCACTGATCGGTAGTTTATCATACATTGCCCCATACTCTGGTAAGTATGTCTCAAAGTAAAAGGCTCGACCAGGGATACTCTTAGCAGATACCCATACACCTTTCTCAAACTCCCCATGACCTGACTGGTGGTCTGTTAGATATTCTTTTCGAACCCATACTTCAACAGATGGTAAGTTAGCAATCAAACATGCCATATTAATATCTTCAGTTAATATATCTATACATTAAAAAGGAATCCCGAAGGATTCCCATAATACTATCGACCTTGACCTTTATACCTCTTCTTTGCCTTGTTAGAACTCGTAGACGCATACTTTGTATGTTGGCCTGATCCTTGTCGCGATTTTTTGGGTTGTGTCTCAATAAACACATTACCCATTAGACTCTTCTTAACTTTTGCCATAATGACCTCCTATCAAATAACTCGCATTTTTTCGTGACCCACACGAATACGAGGATCACACCAAATCTCATAACCAGCTTCGATAGCATCTAAACAGAATGAGACATCCTCTCCACACATATCTTGAACAGCTCCTGATTCAAACACCTGCATCTTCGGTGCAAACCATGGATATGTCATCTTCTTATCTTCAAACACACCCTTCTTAATCATCACCCATCCGAAACCTGTGTAATCTACAGTGAAAGGCTTCTTACGATTCTGAATCGAGTCTACCATCTCATGATTCATCACACCACCGTTGTTACGGAAGTCATCCTCTTCTAACCAATGTGCAACTGAGGTAGTCTTCCCGTCTTCTGTGGAATACCAACCAGCAGAGATCGGATGATCTTCTCCTTCAATCTCATTACCTTCTTCATCAATTGCAGAAGCTGGTAGTGCTACATCACACAATTGCCAAAACTTCTCTGTATTGAATACAATGTCACTATCAATCCACAACTGATAGTCATAGTTCAACTTACCATCCCAGGGAATCTGATCTGGTCCACGAAGTACATTGGCACCCAAACACTTACAACGTGCAAAGTTTACCATACTACTATAGTCTTGACTGATCTGAATGGACATACCATTCTGTACCATATCAAAACATAATTGTACGAAGTTCTTCATAAACGTATATGAACATCCTCTTCCAGGTAGACAGAATACAATTGTCTTACCTCTCATCCGAGCCTTGATATCATCAATATCCCACTCAGGTGCTTTTGTCCTTAGAGTTTTGGGCTTTGCTGCCTTCACCGTAAATCCTTTAGCCATAAGTCTTAGTAACTACACTTCAAATTATATCAGAGTATCTAGGGAGAGTCAATAGGAGCTTTCCTCTTCCTCTGGTATTGTTTTCACTACCTCATATGAGAGGTCCTCCTCTTCATACTCAGTTTTCATCAGTCCTACCATTGCTTTCAATGATGTCCAAGTATGGTCGAAGTTTTCTTCACTTATCATCGGAACTACACACTTGTCTCTCAAGTATATGTGATAATAATTTTCAGGGGTAAAATTTTTCATCAACCTCCAATAGGGTTTCGTTTTTATATATGGGAACCCCCTATATGCTGGGCATAGCTGGGAAAAAAAATAGGGGGAATTATTTCGAAAGAGGGTATATACTTTTGTAGGTTAGGGTTAGGTACTTTTTTAGAA